ATCCGATTGGGCAAAGACACGAAATATAAGATTAAGAGACGAACAAGGAAGATTCACAAAGGGCAATTATAACACTATAGGATATTTGATAGCAAGAAGCATATACAGAAAAGGAATTAAACCTACTTTGTTTTTTACAAAACCATTTGAACAAGCATTTAAAAAATTACCTGACGAACTTGTAGAGAAGTTTGGATTGGATGTAGAAGATTTTTTAGCATATACATTAAAAGAAGATAGATTGAGATGAGTACAAAGATTAACGTAAGAAGTCCTTATTATTTACATTTAACAGAACCAACAGTACCGTTACCTTTGTATGATTGTACAGTAGCTAACTTAACAGGGTTTTCTGTAGACAATCAAGGAGTGATAACTTTACCAAGTCCTGACTATGGAACAATATACTCTTATACAAGTTCAGCAGGAGACTTTGCTAATGGTAAGTTTGGAACAGTAAGTACAGACACTTCAAGAACAGTTGTGTTTACCCTTACGATTCCTGCAGGATTTTCTAATACTTCTGATTTGTTTTTTGAATGTGGAGCAACTGCAACTCAAGCAGGAACTACAACCTCAACAGTAGAAACACCTTGTACTCCTTCGGTAACTACATCAGGTTCTATTCCTTCTCAAACTATAGATAGTGGAGGTGCAACAGTAGACATTGATTTAAGTGGATATTTTACAGGGGAAACTACTTATGCAGTATCTAATAACGACCCCTTGTTGGTTACAACCGCACTAAACGGTAGTACATTAACTATAAGTTCAAATGCAATAGCAGGAAGCACAACGGTATATGCTTTAGGTAGAGATGGTAGTTATCCAACTACTTGTGAGGCAGTACAACCTATATCGGTAACAGTAAGTGCTACAGGAGTAGATTTCGATTGTAGTCCAAGTCCTTTGAGTGGAGGTTCAATAGCAGCAGATGGTACAATTACAAGACCTGTATCAACTGCGGTAATACAAGGAATATCTTTAACTAACGGAGGAGCATTGTTAAGTCCTGAACAAGTATCAGCCAATACAGGTGAAAGTTCGCAGGATGTTACTTTGTGGTTTAAACTAACTGCTCCTGCAGGATATGATAATGCAGGTGCTACGGTATGGTGTTCATCTACTCTTACACAGGCAGGAACTGCACCATTAGTATTTAGTTGTTCATTAGCTTCTTTAACAGGACAAAAAATAGCAAGAGATGGTAGTATATCTTTAGGTACTGCAGCTTTAGGAACGGTAGTAAGTTTTACACCTCCTGACCCACCATTTGGAGAGGTTACAACAGATACATCAAGAACGGTAGAGTTTCAAGTAGAAATACCGAGTGGATATGCAAATGCAGGAAGCACTATAAACTGTTCTAAAACACTTACACAACCTGCTACTGTTTCAATATGTGGAAGCAATGAGTTTTATCTATCTACAGGAAAGAATAGGGTAACAGACTTTTGTGATGCTACTTATTCTACACCTACACTAATAACCTCAACTGCATCTACTATCACAGGATTAATGGGAAGCCAAATCTGTAAAAACGGAAGTGCCTTTAATGGTAGAGGTTTGTATTACGGTGTTAGAACCGCCTATATACAATCTGCAATAGGTATCGGAGTAGGAGATTACTATGTAGTACAAATAGATTCAGCAGGAATTGTATTATCAGTAGAAATAGGAAACTGTCAAGGAGGCGGAGGTTCAGGAAGTTCAATAATATTATAATATGGCACTTAAAAGAATAGAATTAGATTTGTATATATGGGAGGGGTTAGAAGCTAACCAACCTTCTGTACCGCAATATCAAATAAATAAATCAAGAATAGATACCCATACAAATATCACAATAGAGATAGGAGAACTTGTAAGAGATTATCTTGAAGTAAGTTTTAATGATGACTACGCTTCAGAAACAAGGTGGGTAAGAGCAGTTGTAAGATACTATGATGAATCAGATAACCCTTATACATATAGCAATCCTCAAGACTTCTTGTTTATAGCTACAGATGGCTATGGGTATTTTGAAGATGGTACTAATCCTGAACTTTCAAGACACGCTTTAATAAGTGCGGATAACATTTACTTACCTGAATCAACTGCAGGTAGATTACCAATATTTGCAGAGGGTGTTGGAAAAGTAACAATTGATTCAGTAGATACAGAAATAACCGATAGCGGAAATACAAACCAAAAGATACAATATGTGGACATTCCTTCCAATAGCAATACTATTCAGGTATATGATACGGATGATACTACACTATTAAAAACAATTAGTGTAAGTAATATATGTGAACCTAAATACACACCTTACAAGATTACTTTTGTAAATAAGTATGGAGCGTTTCAAGACCTCTACTTCTTTAAAAAGACAATGGAGAGTACTAATGTATCAGACGAAACATTTAAGCGCAATACAATAACTAATACGAGTTCTACATATCAAACATACGAAGGACAAAGGCAACGATATAACGTAAACTCTAAAACAAACCTAACAATGAATACAGGGTTTGTTAAAGAGGATATGAATCAAACTATTGAGGAGTTGTTCTTTAGTGAAAACGTATGGATAAGATATGAGGGGAAAACGCTTCCTGTAATACCTGCATCAAAATCATTACAATACAAAACATCACTAAATGACAAACTAATTAATTACACAGTTGACTTTGAATTTGCTTTTGATAAGATAAACAATGTACGCTAATGCTACAATTACAACTTTACATAGAGGGACAGGAAGTAGAATTGTATAAGGATGAGAGTATTACTCTTACTCAATCTATACAAGACATAAAAGATATATCAAAGATATTTACAGACTACACTAAAACCTTTAATGTACCTGCTTCTAAAATAAACAACAAAATATTCAAGCATTTCTATAATCCGCATATCAGAGCATATAATTCCAATATTGGAAAGTTTGAATCCTTTGATGCAAGAAAAAAGAAAGATGCTGAACTATTCCTTAATTACAAGCCATTTAAAAAAGGGAAAATAAAGTTTGAAGGTGTACAACTAAAGAACAACGAACCGCATACATATAGGATAACATTCTTTGGTAACACTATAAACCTAAAAGATACATTAGGAGACGACAAGTTAGGCAACCTATCACAGTTAAGTAAGTTTGACTTTGATTACAATAGTAACAATATCATTACCTATATGGCTGATGGAAAAGATGTAGAGTTCTTTGGCGGTACTATTGATGATGCTATTATCTTTCCTCTTATTACACATACAGGTAGATTAATATATGATGTTAGCGAAACAAATGATGCAACGAATAAAATCTACAACATAAATCCATTAGCAGGAGCAACAACTAATCACGGAGTACCTTTAAGTGAATTGAAACCTGCTATAAGGTTGTACGCTATTGTAAAAGCCATAGAAAGTCAAGTAGGATATAATCTAACATTCAGTACAGACTTCTTTAATGCTACCAATTTAAGTTTCTATAATCTTTATATGTGGTTGCACAATAAGGAGGGAGGGTTATTCCAAGACCAAGATGCACAATATCAAATATCAGGTTTTAATAACATAACAGGAGATATAGCGGATATACAGGGTGTAACTAACAAGACGTTTGTAAACCAATACAACGAAGAAAACGAGGATAGGTATTTAAGAGTAAATGTAAGACCAAGTGGGATTGCTGCTTATAATTTAGTTATAAAGCAAGATGGAGAAGAATTTCAAAGATTCGACAATCTAACAGGAGAAACAACAAATGGTTTAGCGAACTTTAGTAACCAAGACATAGCTATACCAAATGGTACTTATACTTTCTTTATAGAGACAGAAGTCGTATCAGATTACGATGTAGATATTAGCATAGAAAGTAAAAGGAGAGGAATATTTGAAGGAAACAAAAAAATAACCATAAAGGATGCTACTGCTTCTTACTCAACAGACAAAACAATAAACATAACTACTTTAATGCCTGAAATGAAAGTAATAGACTTTCTTACAGGGTTATTTAAGATGTTTAACCTAACTGCTTACCAAAATGATGCAGGAGTAATAGTAGTAGAACCTTTAGACAACTTCTTGGCAGCAAGTAATCAAGTGTGGGATATAACTAAACACCTTGACAAAACACAAACTACAGTAGATAGCGTATTACCGTTTAAAGACATTGTTTTTAAGTATAAAGGAACAGGAAGTTTTTTAGCAAACAACCACAAAGAGTTATTTAATAAAGAATGGGGAGCGTTAGAATATAAGTCTCACGAGAAATACGATGGAGAAACATATTCTGTAGAATTACCTTTTGAGCATTTCAAATACGAACACCTTTATGAAACTGATGGAGGGGTTTTACAAACCACAACAACAGGGGATGGTAATGAAGAAAACAAAGATAGCCTTTTACAGTATGGTTATTCAGTAGACGAAAATCAAGCACCTTATTTGGGAGAGCCTTTGGTGTTTTATGCAGTAAGGTCTTTTACTACTATGCGAGTAATAAATCTTGATGGTTCTGCACAAACAACCGCAGTAAATGGTGCTTATATGCCTCTTAACTCTTTAGGAAACTTAAATATATTTGGTAATAGTATCTATCAAGGTTTAAACTTCAATCAAGAATACGATGAGTACACAAGGGTGGTAAATCAAAAATCTTTATTTGAAACGTATTATAAGAACTACGTTAAAGATATGTTTGATAAACGTAAGAGATTAAAAACGGTAAAAGCATATCTACCTTTAGAAATATTGATTAAGCTAAACCTCGCTGATAAAATAATAGTATTTGATGACATTTATAGAATCAATAAAATAACAACAAACTTTGAGACTAACGAAAGTACATTAGAACTCACCAACATATTTGAAGAGGTTACTTATAATACGATAACCTATGTAGCACAAAACTGTTTAACAGTAGATACTACCCTTAAAACCTCTGATGATTTTGTTCTAACTGCGGATGCGAATTGTAATACCGATTTTGTAATACCTGACCTTACAACAACAGTACCTAACATAGTACCACCTAACGACCCTGACCCTGTTTACGATGAAGTACCACTAACGGTAACTGCACCTGTAATAGAAGAGTATCAAGTAACAGTACCTACTTCTACTTCGGTATTCTTTAACTATAAGATAACAGAATTAGGTAAATTAGGAGATACACCACAGGTAGATGAATATGGATTTGTATATTCTACTTCATTATCGGATATAAGTTCATCAGACGATGTATTAGATTTATTTGCAACAGGCAATGTGGTATTTGTACCTTATAGTCCTGTTAATCCAAGTTTTGAAGTACCCAAGATAGTAAACTACGAAAGACCATTATTAACGCATCCTACAACGTACTATTGGAGGTTCTATGCGAGAACTAACACAGACCCTAAACACGGTAGAGCAGATGCTATTTCAGATGTATTTACTGCTTCTACGGTAGCTGCGCCTGTTAATCAATTTAAAAACGGTACAGGAGAATTATTATCTTCTTATGTAGATTCAGAAAAATACGGATTATTTAGCGCATACGTTCAATTCCTTTCATTAGACCATCCTGATTTGTATGGCACTTATGGGCAGGTAATAAGAACGTGGTTTGATGATTATAGTTTTGATACCTACAAGAAAATCGTAGAATGGCTTACAGGGGTATATGACCCTGAATTAGAAACATTCTACCCATTATCTCATACGTTTAAGTATTTAGATTCCAAAGGGGATGATGGCTATTTTGAAATGTCTGATGTAACAGGAGCGCAAGTAGTCTTAACGAGAAACAGTAGAGGGGATTATAGAATAAATATAACAGGAGGTCAATTTACTTACAGTACAGGAGTACAATTAGGATTATTGGCTGAAACAGGAGACTTTGAAAGCACATCAGGATGATACAAAATATATTAGACTTATTAGAGTTTGCAAGAGACAAAAAATGGAAAGGGCAATACATAGATATTGCTTTAGGTAAAAACAAATATCCTGAATCAATTAAGGAAGCATACAAACAATTTAGACAATGGCAGTAAAAAAGACAATAGAACTTGAAGCTAAAGTAGACAAAGCACAAAAGGATTTAGAAGGTGTAGCTAAAAGCGTACAACGAATAGATGATAATCTTGAAGATGTAAAGGACACTACAGGAGGTGTAGCTAAAGGAGTAAAAGGAATTGGTAATGCTCTTAAAGCTGCAGGGGTCGGTTTAGCTATTGCTGCTTTTGCAAAGTTAGCAGAGGTATTTAATCAAAACCAAAAAGTAGCAGATGCTTTCAATACAGTATTTGAAACATTAAGTTTAGCTTTTAATGACTTCTTTAAGTTTCTTGATGCGAATGTAGGAACTGTTATAGAGTTCTTTAAGGGTATATTTAATGACCCAATACAATCCATAAGAGATTTTGGTTCTGCTATTAAACAAGGATTTATAGATAGATTAAAACAAGGTTTAGAAGCATTAGGATTATTTGGTAAAGCTGCTTTAAAATTCTTTTCAGGAGATTTTGCAGGTGCAGCACTTACTGCTAAAGAAGCATCCAAAGAATTATTTGATATTGTTACAGGAGAAGATGGTGGATATGAAAAAATTACACAATCAGTCAAGGGTGCGGTAAATAGCATAGTAGATTATACTAAATCAACAATAGATGCAGCTAAAGGAACTGTAGAACTAAACAAACAAGCGGAGATAGCTGCAGTTATCAATCAAGGTCTTATTGAGAAGTACGATAGACAAGCTGAACAACAAAGACAGTTAAGAGATGACGAAACAAAGACCATAGAAGAACGTATAGCCGCTAATAATCGTTTAGGGGAGATATTAGATGAACAGGCAGAGAAGATGCTTGAGAACGTAGATATAACGATTAAGGCAGCACAAGCTGAATACAACAAAAACCAAAACCAAGAAAACTACATAGCTTTACTTGAAGCACAAAACGAAAGAGAGGCAGTACTTGCACAAATAGAAGGATTTCGTTCAGAACAAATACTTAATAGAATTTCTTTAGAGAAAGAGGCTGCAGATTTAAAGAAAGAAGCACACGAAAAGGAATTAGAGCAAATAGAAGCTACTAAAAAGGCAGAGGAAGAAGCTGCAAAACTCAAAAGAGAATTAGAGGAACAAAATATGCAGACTGTAAATGATGCTTTGTCAGGAGTAGCCTCTTTGATTGGAGAGAATACTGCATTTGGTAAAGCAACTGCAATTGCCCAAGCGGTAATGGACACTTATGCAGGAGCAAACAAGGCTTTAGCACAAGGAGGACTTTTTGGAGCAATAGGTGCTGCAGGTATTATAGCTACAGGTATTGCTAATGTAAAAAGTATAGCAGACACTCAAATTCCTATGCCTCCATCAGGTGGAATAAGTTCAGCACCACAAGCACCATCGTTTAATGTAGTAGGAGCAGCACCTGAAAACCAATTAGCACAAGTTATAGGCGCACAAGAACAAAAACCTATCAAAGCATACGTAGTAGGAGATGAGGTAACAAACCAACAGGCACTTGATAGAAAGATACAACAGGGTGCTTCACTTGGGTAACAAATTAGATAAAAAACTATTGTATTAATATGAACATAGTAGAACTTATTTTAGACGAAGAAGATGCTATAGGGATTGAAGCAATTTCAGTCGTTGAATCTCCTGCTATTGAGGAAGATTTTATAGCACTTAAAAACCAAGAGTTTAAACTTGCAGAAGTAGATAAGGAAAAGCGTATCTTAATGGGTGCAGCTTTAATTCCTAATAAACCTATTTACCGTAGAAACGAGGACAACGAATATTACATTTATTTTTCAAGAGATACTGTACGTAAAGCAAGTGAACTATTCTTTATAAACGGTAATCAAAACAAATCTACTTTAGAACACCAAATGCCTTTAACAGGTTTAAGTGTTGTAGAAAGTTGGATTGTTGAGGACAAAGAAAAAGATAAGACAAGACACTACGATATGGAAGTGCCTATTGGTACTTGGATGGTATCTATGAAAGTCTTAAATGATGACGTTTGGAATAACTACGTAAAGACAGGTAAAGTAAAAGGCTTCTCTATAGAAGGATATTTTGCAGATAAAGCTGAAAGACCTAAAGACAAAACCATAAAAGATGAACTTGCTCAAATAGAGGAAGAGGAAGCAGAATATTTGTTAGGTCAAATTAAAGGCATTATCAAAAAAGATAAAAGGCTAAAGAGTGGTCAAAGAACTGAAATGGAATCTTATTCAGATTATCCTGATTCAGTAAAGAACAATGCAAAAAGAGGATTAGAACTAAACGAGAAGGTAAACAATAAATGTGCAACTCAAGTAGGAAAAGTAAGAGCGCAACAACTTGCACAGGGAAAACCTGTAAGTGTAGAAACAATAAAAAGAATGTTCAGCTACCTATCAAGAGCAGAAGTGTATTACGAGAAGGGGGAAACTACTGATTGTGGATACATATCTTACCTTTTATGGGGTGGAAAAAGTGCTAAATCTTGGGCAGAAGCTAAAATCAAGAGTTTAGAGAATGAGTAACATATATAATTCAGCATACAAAGTTCACGTAGAGCATACCGATATAACGGAAGTAAATTCTGTAAATATTGAGGATGGTGCAATGCTACACACCGAAGGCGGTTTATATATGGGTCATAATGGGCAAAACGTAGTAGTTTACCCACAAAACGTTATAACTGTAAATGGATGGGTAAGGTATGATGACACAGAATATACCTCATCTAATAAACTTTCGTTAGCTGATGGTGTTGAAACTGTTTTGCCAAACAATGCAGGTGCAATATATAGAAGCCACGAATCAATAGACTTTTATAACCCTACTACTAAAAAGGTTACTGCAGACAGAGAAAACGATGTTTATATAATAACCGTTGTTTTTAGATATTCTGCAGCTAATGCTAACCAAACCTATTTAAGTTTACACTTTGAAGGCGGTAACGGTACACCATACGACAGAGTAAGAAATGATATTGTGTTTCCAAGAGGCAACGATGTACAACACGACTTCCATCAAATGTTTCAATACTACGCAGATGCAGACTTTGTAACAAATGGTACAGATTGGAAAATAACTGCAAACGGTGGTACTGCTAAAATATGGGATATTATCTACTTTATACAAAAAACACAAAACGCTGACTTTAGCTAATGAGAAAAGAAAGAACTGATAGAAACCCAAGTCCACAAAACGACAGAAGAGGTTGTTTGTGCAAAGATGGTAAAACCTATTCAAGAAAGTGTTGTGATGGTAGCTTCCAAGCACAGGGTATAGGAAATATTACAGGAACAGAGTAAAAATATAACAACCTAATAGATAATTTATTGTAATAAATATAACTTATTATATGAAAGCGACAGATATGTTAAACAAAGTAAAAGAAGTTCTTGGAGTGGAACTAAATGAAGAAACCCAAGAAGTAAAATTAGCACAAGCTACTTTGGAAAACGGAACTGTTATTGAAAGTGAAGATTTCGCTGCAGGAAGTGAAGTGTTCATCGTAACAGAAGATGAAAAGGTAGCACTACCTGTGGGCGAATACACTTTAGAAGATGGAGAGATGCTCAAAGTCGAAAAAGAAGGTGTTATTGCATCTATAGGAGCAGCAGAAGAAGCACCTGAAGAGGAAGTAGAAGCTGCAGAAGAAGAAAAAGAAGAAATGGGATATGCAACTAAAGAAGAACTTGCAGAGGTTAAAGAAATGATTGAAGAAATCAAAGCAATGCTTGAACCTAAAGAAGAAATGAGTTCTGAAGAAGTTGAGGAAACCAAAGAGGAGGTAAAAGAGGAATTAAGCGAGGAAACAACTGAAGAAGTAAAAGAAGAAGTTGAACTATCTGCAGTTGAAGAGCCTATTGCTAAAGTAACTCACAATCCTGAAATTGAAAACAAAGTAAACTTAAATGTTTACGGACAAAAAAGACAAATGAATACTATGGATAGAGTATTCTCTAAAATTGCTAACATTAAAAAATAACTAATATAAAATGGCAACAACTACATCTATTACAAGTACTTATGCAGGGGAGTTTGCGGGACAGTATATCTCTGCTGCTCTATTAAGTGCTTCAACTATTGAAAACGGAGGGATTACAGTAAAACCTAACGTTAAATTTAAAGAAGTAATCAAAAAAGTATCTACTGATGATATCGTAAAAGATGCATCTTGCGACTTTACTGCTACTTCTACTGTAACACTTACTGAAAGAGTTTTACAACCTGAATTTCAGCAAGTGAACTTACAACTTTGTAAGAAAGACTTTATCTCTGATTGGGAAGCAGTACAAATGGGGTATTCTGCACATCACGATTTACCTCCTTCATTCTCTGATTTCTTAATTGCTCACGTAGCAGCTAAAGTTGCACAGAGAACAGAGCAATCAATTTGGGCAGGAAATACTGCTACATCAGGACAGTTTAATGGGTTATCTACTTTATTAGGTGCTGATGCTGATTTACCTGTAGCAAACGAAATTGCAGGTACTACAGTAACTGCTTCTAACGTAATCACAGAGTTAGGTAAAATCGTATATGCCATCCCTTCTACTCTTTACGGAAGCGAAGATTTACATATCTACGTTTCTCAAAACATCGCAAGAGCCTATGTAAGAGCTTTAGGTGGATTTGGTGCATCAGGTTTAGGTGCTAATGGTACAAACGCTATGGGTACTCAATGGTGGAATAACGGTTC